GGACGTGTTTTTGGCGAAAAGAAAAATAAATCGTACCCAAAGCCACAGGCAGTGCGGTACATAGACAGAAAAACAGCGAGTGGCGTTACCTTTCGGTAGCGTTTTTATTTTGCAGGCCCGAGCGTTAGACGGCAGAAACTATGCGGAGCGCACCGTGTTGAAAAAGTGTATGTTTCGAGAAAGAAGGAGAATGAAAAATGACGAGAGAAGATATCAAAAAACAGTTTCCTGATGCAACAGAAGATCAGATTACAGCAATTCTGAACATCAACGGGGAAGACATTGAGACAGAAAAGAAGAAAAATGTAGATCCGAAAGTGCTGAAACAGTTGCAGGCGGATTCAGAGGCTTACAAGAAGTTGCAGGAAGCAGATTTGACAGATGCCGAGAAAATTCAGAAAGCACTTGATGATGCGGCAGCGTCCAAGGCTGAATTCGCAAAGAAGTCCAACCGTCTGGATGTGGAAAAAATTCTTGTTGGTGCCGGACTGACAGAAGAAGATTATAAAGACTTGATTGACGGACTTGTATCAGAAGATGCAGAGGCATCCAAGGCATTGGCTACCAATCTTGCAGCAATGCTGACTAAACAGAAGGAAGCAGTTGCTCAGAAAACCAAGGAAGAATTGATGGACGGAACACAGACACCTGGAAGTGATGGAAATAGCGGTTCTGACGGAGAGGATAAAAAGACGGAAGCGGAGAAATTTGCAGAAGCATATGGAGCGGCTGCCAAGGACGCAGCAAAGGCTTCCAATGATATTATCGGAAGCTATTTAGATTAAGGAGGATTTGAAAATGAAGTTTAAAACAACAGAAGTAAATATGCAGCCGGAAATTTTGAAGAGAAAACTCGGTGGAGAGTTATTCAGTGAAATTACTTTGGATTTTACCGGTGTGACAAGCGGAATTATCAAGGCAGGACAACCTATTGATAAGGATGGCAAACCTGTTAATGGCGCAACTGGAGATGGAGCGGCAGTTGGTATTCTTTACACAGATGTGACAGAGGACAACCCTAATGGAACAATTATCAAGGCGTTTGCCTGTGTAAATGAAGCAAACTGTAATGCAAATGCAGGAATTACTATTGCTGCGGCAGTTAAGACAGCGTTACCGCTGATCGTGTTTGAATAAGGAGGATATGAACGATGAAGATTAGAGAGATTTTCAGTGCGACTGCTATTGCCATCAGACATACAGCGGCTGCAAGCAATAAGCAGGCTTACCTTGGTAAGGGATTATTCCCTCCCCAGAAAAAGATGGGGCTTGACCTCAAATGGATTAAGACTTCTAAAGGAATACCGGTTTCTCTGGCACCTTCTAATTTTGATGCGAAGTCTACGCTTAGAAGCCGTTCTGGTTTCAAGATGGACGAAACAGAGATGGCATTCTTCCGTGAGTCTTATGTTGTAAAAGAGGCAGACGAACAGGAAATTATGAGAGTGCAGGATTCTGCTGACCCTTATGCAAAGGAAGTCATTGAACGTATCTATGACGATGCAGAGAATTTGATTGCCGGTGCGGAAGTAGTTCCGGAGAGAATGATTATGCAGTTGTTGGCGGCTTCTGATGGATCTCCTAAGATTTCCATTCAGGCTAATGATACTACATACGCATATAACTACGATCCTAACAGTACTTATAAGAAGAACAACTTTGTGGAGCTGTCCGGAACAAGCAAGTGGTCTGATACCACAAATGCGGATCCTCTGGCAGATGTTGAAACTGCGCAGGGAGCAGTTGAGGATGTGGCAGGAGAAACACCGTCTATCATGATTGTTTCCAAGAAGACGATGAACTACCTCAAGAAGAATGCCAAGATCAAGGCTGCTGTTGTTTCTAAGAGTGACTCTCCTATTGTGTTTATCAATGAGAAGAAGGTAAAGGCTCTTTTCAGCGAGGAACTCGGCGTAAGCATTATCGTCTACAAGAAAAAGTTCAAGGACGATTCCGGCACTGTAAATCAGTTTTATCCCGATGGTTTTGCAACACTTATTCCGGAAGGAACTCTCGGAAATACATGGTACGGTTGTACACCGGAGGAAAGAACCGGAATGGCATCTGCTGATGCAGACGTGAAGGTTCTTGGTGATACTGGTATTACTGTCATGGTAACTACCACACATGACCCTGAGCAGACAAAGACTACTGTGTCTGAGATTGTTCTTCCTTCTTTTGAAAGAATGGACGAGACATATCAGATCAAGTGCTACTAGGGGGGTGTCGCTATGAAGTATGACCACTTAGTTAAATTTAACGGAGAGTATTATCCTGCCGGTACTGAGGTGCCGGTGGGGAATGTTTCAGAAGTCGAACTGACCGATAATGTGCCGGATGGCGCATTGAAAGAGAATGCGGATGGCAGTGTCAATGCTTATGATGAAGCAGAAAACAAGGTTGGTACTGTCGATGCCAAGACTGTGGAACAGTTACAGGAAGATGCCGGGGAAGCATTTCAGAAGCAGGAATCTGATGCTGCAGAACCGGATAAACCCAAACGTGGCAGAAAATCCAAGGAAGCGTAGGTGAGAGGTATGGAATCGCTGTTAAATGAAATTCTGGAAGATTTAGGGAAGGAATTGGCGCTGTCAGAGGGCGACCCTAAAATAGCGACTCTGACCTCAAAAATAAAGAATGCTATCCGGGAGGTACGGTTAAAGCGTAACTACCCGGAGCATTTCACGGAAGAGCAGATTGCAAAAGATTTGCAGAAACATTATTCCAATATCCGCGAGCTTGCACTGTATGATTTTAACCAGTTTGGTGCGGAGGGGCAGACCTCTCACAACGAGAACGGTACAAATCGTACATGGAAAAGCCGGAATGACTGCTTAATGGGCGTGTTTGCCTATTGCGGATAAGAAGATTGTGCGTGGCGAAAGCCGCAGGGCAGCACTCATTAGGCGGTGGTGGGTGGAGTGCTAAATAATTTGAAAGAGAGGATTTCATATCATGGAATTAAAAGACACAGTTGAAATGATGAACAGTGCAGATTACAAGGAACGGTTTAAGGCAGAGTATCAGCAGGTGGTTATCCGTTATCAGAAGCTGAAAGCTATGCTGGAAAGATGGGATAAGGGAGAGCTGAATTTTCAGCCGACTTGTCCGAGGAGTACCTACAATATGCAGATCAAGGCAATGACGGATTACATTGCAGTCCTTGAAGCAAGGGCAGTAATGGAAGGTGTTGAACTGTAATTTTCGCTTTTAATCGCTCTCCTTTTGTCGTATAATTGGCGGTGAAGGGAGAGTACATATGCAGGCAGAAAAAAGAATTTTACAAGGTCTTTTTTGGTGTATCGCAGGCTGTTTGATTTTGGCGACGTTTTTTGAGTTTCATTTTGATACATTCATAAAGTATCCGGTTTTTTTGAAAGGACACAGGGATTTTGTCATTAATGTTTTTCTGGGTGGCTTCGCAAGTGCCATTGTTTCTTTTGTGATGACATTATTGCCATACTTGGAGAAAAAAGACAATTTGCGGGATAAAATGTATTTACATGTCAAAAGCACAAAAGAGGCTTTTGAAAAATACCATACTGCTATTTCAGATGGTGATTATGCAGCATTGCTGAACAGTATGCAAGAGTTTGAGGATTGCATGACAAAACTATTAGAATGTTACCATTCGCAAGGTGTGACACTTTTTGAATATAAATGCATGGAAGAATTCTATTGTAAGAAAATTATAGGATATTCTACTCATATTATGAGTTTCAATAGTACAGTCAGCAAAAAGAGCGATAAAAAAATAAAACATTTATTTGACAAAATTAACAGCGGAATTTCTGACCAAGTTTACAAAAATTTTATTGAAGTTCTTGATAAATGGTTAAAAAAATATGAAAAGCGTTTTGTTACCCAGCCAAGCGATGACGAAGTGCATAAGTGGCTTAGTGATGTTGCTGACGAATATAATAAACTGGGGTAGATATTTATGCGTTCATTAAAGAAAAATCAACAATTCCTTTGGTACAGCACCTATTGCAAGGAAATAAAACTGTATCAGCGAGACGAGAATGGAAATATCGTATATATGGACATAGATGGCATACAAGAGCCAGTTGAAATTGGAACAAAGGCAGGGTATAACAACCCTGTCTCTTTTTATGCCAACATTTCGGCGGCAAAAGGCACGTCCGATTCCGAGGTGTTCGGTGTGTCACTGGATTACACCAAGACAATTTCCACTTGTGACATGACTTTGTCGATTTCGGAAACGTCTTTGATTTGGTACGAGACGGAACCCCGATACAATGCGGACGGTACGGTTGATAGTTCCAGTGCGGATTATGCAGTTGTGGCTATCGCTCGGTCATTGAACAATGTAGTTTATGCGATTAAGAAGTTGGCGAAAGAGGGTTGATGTTATGGAAAAATGTTTGAACACATTTATCATTGATATGACGGCAGAAAAGGGAAATCGGTTTAGACTAAATGGAGAGCCTATCGACACTGCCAATATACAGAGTATGGATATTCATATTGAGAATGGGAGCGTTTCAATCAGAACTGTTGAATTGAAAAATCTCCCTTTGGGTGGCTGATATGGCAAAGACTATTTCATTTGGGTTAAGCGTCAAGGAAGTGCAGGCGGCAATCAAAGAGCTTAAAGCCTATCAGAACGACCTTGACCGTAAATGTGAATTACTCTGTGAAAAATTATGTGCCGAGGGTATTCAAATAGCGCAGGCACATATCGGCAGTAGTGGCTTTGGAAAATACATTCATCTTGGCTCTGAAATCACTTCCGAAAAGGCAGGGTGCAAGGCAATCCTCTACATGGAAGATACCACGAAGATTAAGAGCGAGTGGCAGACAAAGGAGGGTGTGCGGAGCACCGAAATTTCACCTGTAGCCATGATTGAGTTCGGTAGCGGTCTTAAGGCTGAAAATCCCGCAAACATTCCGGGTGTAGGTACCGGAACTTTCCCCGGAGGAAAACATGGAAATGAGCCGGGTTGGTACTATATGGACTTGGAAGGTAACTGGCATTATTCAACCGGCATTTCCCCGAAGATGCCTATGTACTTTGCTGGGAAGGAATTGAGGGAAAAGGTTGTGGCGATAGCAAAGGAGATATTCAGTACATGATGCTTTTAGATGCCGTTATAATTATATCCGCTATTTTGCTGTTTTTGTTTATAGCAAAAGTAGTAATTTGCACATTATTATCTGTTATTGAATTGCTCTGTTTAAAACTCATAACAAACAGAAAGCATGGTGATTAAATGGCAGGCTTTGACTGGAACCAATTTTACACACTATTCAAGGCGAAAATGGGCGATACCTGTACTGTAGGGCGGTACACGATCCCGAAATCGCCGAAATATCCGTATCTTGATATTGCGCTGGCAGATAATCCCGGTGGCAATTATGACTTGCAGAACAACGAGGGTTCGCAGAAGCCTTTAATTGTAATCGAGGTATATTGTAACAACTATGATGATGCGACCTGTTATGATGTGAGCATGAAAGCCAAGGCACTAATGTTATCTTATGGTTTCCAGTGTAAGACGGGGCCGATGAAGATAGGAAATACTGATCCGGCGGTGGCAAGGTGGACAGCAAGGTACCAAAGAATATTTGGCGCAGGTGATAAACTGGTGAAAGTAAATTGAATGATACCGGCATGACCGGATCAGATAGAAACAAGTGGGAAGGAGTCGAAAGGCTCTTATTTTTATGTAATTTTAAGGAGGAACAGAAATGGAAGCAGGAATTAGCACGTTAGGCATTACATTTGGTTATGGAGTGGAAACGGCGGCAGGAACTAAGCCTGCGTCATTCAAACAGCTGCACAGAATTAATTCAATAGGTGGCATTAAGATTGAGAATGAGCAGATTGATGCATCGGCAGTCGAGGATTTAATTTCGAGGTATGTACAGGGTAGAGGCGACACTGGTGGTTCGTTTCCAGTAGGAATTAATTTCACCTCGGAAACAAATAACGAATGGAAAACAGTGATCAGTAATTATAAAGCTTTATCCGGTGGCAAGAGGATGTGGTTTGAGACAATTATTCCTGGTTTTGAAGATTCGTTTTTTGTCGTAGCGCAGCCACCCACGGCAGTCCCGCAGCCGGAAATTGGGCAGAATGAGCTTCTTGTTGCGGAAATGAACCTTACCATTGAAGAGTACAGAGGTATGGAAACAAAGGTTGCATTCACGGTAGATGCAGGGGAATAAAGTCATTGATTAAGGAAAAGGCGGTCAACAAACTGCCTTTTCCAATAGCAATAAGTCACGGGGAAAGGATAGGTAAAACAATATGAAAACATTTACAGTAAACGGTAAGAGATACAATGCAAAGTCATTTGATTTTAATTTGATTTGTGATTTGGAGGACTTAGGCATTTCGCTGCAGGAGGCAGAAAAGAAGCCCATGTCAATAGTTCGTGCATATTTTAGTTTTTGCGCAGGCAGGGATAAAGAATATGCAGGAAAAGAAATGGAGCAGCATATCATCAATGGTGGCTCTTTTGATGATGTTACAAAAGCAATGTCAGAAGAGATGGGAAAATCTGATTTTTTTCGCAGCCTCAAAGAGAAAGCGGAGGAGGAAGCTGCAGAGGATCAGGGAGAAACGACAACGGAGGAGACAGTAACGGAGGGAGTGAACAAAAAGAAATAAAGTATAAGTCAGCAAGGGAACTGTTTGAAAAAGAATGGTTCCCTAAAGCATATTCGATAGGAATATCTTGGGAAGAATTTTGGCATCTAAATCCTCACATTATAATGCTTATGATAGAGGGATATGGTGAGCGTGAAAAGGCTGAAATCCAAAAACAAAACTATTTGGCGCATTTGCAAGGGCAATACATCTGTGAAGCGTTGATGGCTACAGTCGGAAATATGCTTAGTAAAAAAGGTACTAAGAAATATCAATATCCGGAAAAGCCTTATGAATTTGAAAATCAGAAGGAATTTACAGAGGAAGAATTACAAAAGCAGAGAGAATTATTTGTTGCAAAATTAGAGGCAATGAAAACAAATTTTGAATTAAACAATTCTAAGAACGGTATGGGGGCATAGCCTATCGTTCTTTTTGTTTCTGAGGTGTGAAAATATGGGCGTTGAAATTGACAGACTTGAGGTAGCAGTAGAGGCACAAGCAAAAGACGCAAATGGTCAACTTGATATATTGGCATCAAAGTTGGGGAAAATTTCAAAGGCTCTTTCAGCCTTGACTAATGCAGAAGGTTTTAAGGAAGTTGCAAGCAAAAGCAAGCAGGTTGCTGATAGTATGAGTGAAATAAATACACAGGCAGAATCTGCATCAAAAGCAGTATCAACTTCCATGCAAAAAGTAAGCAAGCCTATGAAGCGAGTATCAAAAACTGCTTCCGAGATTGCGGAAAAATATAAGGATTTAGGGAAAAATTTTCAGTTCTTTGGCAATGCAGAAAGCACCCAAAAGCAGATCGAGAAATATTCCAATGCTTTAGAAACCGCAAAGTTAAAAAAGGCGGAGCTGGAAGCAACCGGCAGGACAGAGGGAAAAATGTATGAATATGCCATTAGGGATATTCAGAAGTACAGCAATATGATTGATGCGCTAAGGGGCAAGTTAGAAGTTCCGGTTAATCTTGAGGGAAACCTTTCCTCAATGAATGAGCAGGAATTGGACGATTGGTTTAATAATTTGCCATCTGTTAGGGCGCAGGCTGATGGAACATCAAAAGCACTTGAAAAAATCGGAGAAAGTGCCACAGAAGCGGCTCAAGACTATACTGCTGCATGGAATGGCGTACAAATTCCCGATCTTCTTAAGTCAAATGAAACAATGGAGAGAGTGAAGGAAAAAATTGGTGAAGTAGCAAAAGCAACGAAACTTTCTAAGATTTCTACAGAAGAATTTGAGAGCGTATTAAACTCCCTGTCTGTCCCGGAAGTAAATGAAACAAATCTTACAAAACTGCAAAGTAAATTAAAAAGTACGGAAAGTGAAATAGAAAAACTACAATATCAGCTTGAAAAAGGGCTTCGGTTTGGCACTATTGCGCCTAATGATGATACATTTAGAAATTTAACAGTAAAGATCAGGGAGTCTGAATTAACAGCAGAAAATTTAAGAGAGAAAATTCAGGAGATAGAAGCAGATAAAATTAAAAGTATTGGCGAGAGTGCAAAGATTTCCAGTGAAGAAATTGTTGCACTTACAAATGAACTGCAAAAATTGAAAGACCGGCAGAAAGAACTGGGGCAGTTAGGTTTTTCCTTTGGTTATGAGGAATTTGACAGAAATACTAGCAGAATTTCTGAAATTAATCAAAAACTAAAGGAATATAAGTCAAGTTTGAACGGTACAAATCAGGAAACTAAGGGATTTGCAAAGGCTGCTTCAAGTGCATCTGCTGCAGGAAATAAAATAAGTAATGCGTTTTCTAAGATAAGCGCAGGTATCAGTAAGCTGCTGGCTGGTATGAATAAGGTTGTTGCTTTCGGAATAAAAAAGATGATTTCCGGGCTTGGGAAACTTAAAAAAATTATTCTTGATGTAGTCAGTGCGAACAAAAAGAGCAATTTATCCTTTTCCGGAGGACTTAAGACTATCCTTAAATACGGTATTGGCATAAGAAGCCTTTATGTGTTGCTTAACAAAATGCGTAGTGCGGCGAAAGAGGGATTTCAAAATCTTGCGCAATATTCTGCTGAAACTAATCACAGCATTTCGTTAATGACCTCTGCGCTTGGGGCTTTGAAGAATGCCTTTTCGGTTGCCTTTGCACCGATTGTAAATGTGGTTGCTCCCTATATTTCAGCTTTCATAAATATGATGACAGACGCCTTCAATGCCGTGGGGCGTTTTTTTGCTGTTTTAACCGGAAAGAAAATAGCTGTACAGGCAACCAAGTACTATAAGGATTATGCAGCTGGCATTTCAGGAGTTGCGGATGCTGCCAAGGATGCATCAAAGGCATTGCATACTCTTGGGATTGATGAACTGAACATAATTCAGGAAAGTAATGCAGATAGTGGCGTGTCCGGCGGAGATGTTTCTGTTGAGGATATGTTTACAGATGTTGCTATTGGAGGAGAAATTGCTGACTGGGCTAAAAAAATCCGTGATGCATTTCTGGCGCAGGATTGGGAAGGCCTTGGAAAAGAAATTGCAGAATTAGTAAATGCTGGGTTGCGCAAAATCTATGATTTTATTACTGATATTACTCCGAAGGTCGAGCAGGCGCTTAAGAACTTCGCAAAAGTGTTTAATTCTTTTGTTGAATATTTGGACTGGGATTTGCTTGGACGCACAATCGGCGCAGGTGTAAACCTTGTGACAACAGCAATCAATGCTTTACTTGGTGATGAGGGTATTGATTTTGAAAATTTAGGTACGAAACTTTCAGTCGGTCTGCGTGGCATGATTGATGAAATCAATTGGACGGAACTGGGGAATGCCATAGGAAACTGGTTCATGGTGGCATGGCGCATTGCAGAAGGTTTCATTGATGATATGTGGCGCAAGAGTGATCTGACTGGTCTTACCGGTTGGACAGAACTTGGGAAATCACTTGGAGAAGCGGTTGAAGGGATCTTTGACAGGATTGATTTTGGAAGAATAGGCACCACCTTGTCAAAAGGAATTAACGGCATTTTTGAAACATTACGAAATTTCACCAAAGCGATTCCGTGGGATGAGATTGGCAAAAACCTTACCAATGGTATCAACAATTTTGTCAGTAATATGAAGTGGAAAGAGAATGGCCAAGCACTTAACCAGTTTATTTCCGATTTCCTCGGAATGCTCCTTCATGTGGCTAAAAATGCTGACTGGGAAGGTTTAGGGAGAGGAATAGGCGAGTTCTTAAGTCGGATTGATTGGAGAAAACATTTTAACACCGCATTCGACATTATTAAAGAGGTCTTAGGTGGGTTGATTGACGGGTTAAAAGAAACTTCGGTTGGTAAGATTGGACTTGCAATTGCCGGAATGGGCATCGCCTTTGAAGGATTATCATTGCTGATACCTATTTTAACTAAGTTCTTTGGCGTGAAAGGTACTATTGCTGGAATAATAATCACAGGAATAGGTACTCTTGTTACAGGAATGGCTATAGGTGGGAAAGATTTAGCAGAAGCGTTTAATAAGCTTATGCATGATTTTCTCGACAAAGCAATTGAAATTGTCAAAAGCATAGACTGGAAGCAGGTTTTTGACAACATTATTGATTTTCTATTCAATGTTGATTGGATAGGAATAATTGGGAAAATTGCAGCGTTTGCCATAGAACTTGCTGGACATATTCTTGCCGGATTAATAGAAGCCATTATTGGGATACTTCCTAAATTACCAGAACTTGCACTTAATCTAGTGCTTGGATTGGCGAATGGTATTATATCCGTTATTGGTGCATTGTGGGATGCTATTAAAGCAATATTTGATGCTATTGTAAATGGTATAAAGAGCCTTTTTGGTATCCATTCCCCTTCAACGGTTATGGCTGAAATTGGAGTGAATATAGCTCAAGGATTAATAAATGGTATTGTATCTTTGATAGAAACGATTGTTTCTATTGTTGGCGAAATAAAAGATAAAATAATTGAAATATTCGGCGGAATTAAAGAAAAAATACAAGAAGTATGGGAAGGAATTAGAAGTTTTACAGAAAATATATGGAATAATGTTTTAACATTTCTAAGTAATGTTTGGAATACCATAAAAGATATCGCAGGAACAGTGTGGGAAGCGATAAGAAATACAATTGTAAATGTCTGGAATGGTGTTTCTGAAACTATTTCAAATATTTGGAATGGGATAAAGGATTTTCTCAGCACGATATGGGAAAATATAAAGACTATAGCGGTCAATATATGGGAAAGCATTAAGAATTTCTTTGAAAATATCTGGAATATCATAAAAAGTATAACAGAAAGCATATGGGGAGCAATTAAAAACTTCCTTAGTGGTATATGGGAAAGCATTAAAACAATTGCAGCCTCTATTTTCGAAGGAATTAAAAATGTAATTTCATCCGTATGGAATGGAATAAAATCTGTGGCCGCAACAGTTTGGAGTGGTATCAAAAGCCTGCTTTCTAATATATGGGAGAGCATCAAAAACATTGCATCCACAGTATTTGATGGAATAAAAACAGTAATATCAAGTGCATGGGAAACAATTAAAACGATATCTTCAAATACTTGGACGGTAATAAAATCTACCATTACAGGTATTTGGGAGGGAATAAAAACATCCGCTTCAATAATTTGGAACGGAATTTTAGATACTATAAAAGGCGTATTGTCTGGAGTGATTGAATTTATATCGGGCGTATTTTCTGGAAATTGGGAAAAAGCCTGGCGAGGTATTGTTTCAATTTTTAAAAATATAATCAATATAATTCCGACAGTATTAGAAGGCATCCTTAACGGAATTACAAGTGGCATTAACGGTCTAATAAATGGCATTAATAATATTGGTGGAAACATAGGAATATCATTACCGACTATTCCAACAATCAGTTTGCCAAGATTTGCAACGGGTGGCTTCCCGGAGGACGGACTATTTTTAGCAAACCATACTGAACTGGTGGGGCAATTTAGTAATGGGCGAACTGCCGTAGTTAATAACGAGCAGATCATAGCTGGGATTGAGGAAGCTGCTTACAGAGGATTTGCGAGAGCGAACGCAGAGAATACAAGACAGGAAGATTTACTAGAAGAACTTATCCAAGCAGTGAGAGCAGGACGAAAAATATCGATTGATGGTAGGGAACTTGTAACTGCGTATGATAACCGCAAAACAAGAAATGGATATGAATTTTAATGCAATATAGCAGGGACAAAAAGTGGTCGAATTTGTCCCTGCTATATAATATAATAAACACATTGTTGTATTTACTGAAAAATACAAAAGAGGGGGAAATAAATGAGTACAAGTGTATTAAGTATATTATCATTGATGTTTGGGGTTTTTGGAATGTGCCTATCATGCATTTTTATTGGTATATTTCCATGTGTTTTATCTGTTATATTGGGTTGTATTGCCTTAAAAGATGATATGTCGTATAAATGGCCGTCCATATGTGGTATTGTATGTTCAGCAATTGGCATTATTATGTTTGTGGTTATGGTATCACAAACAAATGAGTATAAATCCGCAAATGTAGCTACGCCAACGGAGGTTGTGCAGAATATTACAAATTCGGATGACTCTGTCACCAACAATAGCGATATTGCGCAAAGCAATGATAGTACTCAAAGGAAAACAAGTCAAACTTCATCACAGACAGAGACGAAAGATAAGGATATCTTCTTTGTTGGTGAAACAGCGGAATTAAATAATGTGCAAGTCACTATGACTGATTATTCGGAAAGTTATGGCTCTGAATTTAATTACCCTGCTGAGGGGAATGCATTTGTTTTAGTGGAATTTGAAATAGTGAATAATTCTAATAGTGATCTGGCAATAAGCAGTATGTTAAGTTTCTCGGCATATGCTGATGATTATGCGTTAGATTACTCCTTGGGTGCGTTGATGGAAAAAGGCAGTTCCAATCAATTAGACGGGACAATCGCAGCAGGAAAAAGGATGAAAGGTGTTATCGGCTGGGAAGTTCCGGCAGATTGGAAAACCATAGAAATACATTTTACGGATAATGTTTGGAGTAATAATAAGTTTAAATTTGAAATCGATAAATAATATTTAACATACAAAGGAGCTATGATATGTTTTGACTTAAGGCACTTACCATTCGGTAGGTGCTTTTCTTATACCCAATTTTAAAGAGGTGAGAACATGGCTTTATCAGCATTTTTAAATGTAAATGGATATGATTATCCCTGCCCAAGATATGGTTTTCAATATGTGATCAGTACCATGGTAGATGCTGGCCGAAATGTAAACGGTGCGGTGGTAGGCCAGAAGATAGGCAGGGATTTATATAAGCTTGACAGTCTGCAATGGGTAGGCTTAGAACCAAGCGTTAGAAGAATGATTCTGCAATCCCTGGAACCGTTCTATGTCCCGGTGACCTTTGAGAACTACAAGACAGGTAACCCGATTACGATAACAATGTATCCCGGTGACAGAACAGGGAAACCACTTTTTGCGGATAAATTAACACATATGGTAACGAAAGATGAAATTTTATCTTTTAACTTGGTTGATTGTGGGTGGTAAATATGCAGAATGCAAGCAAAGCATATAAAGAAGCTATGAAAAGCCTTGGAAGAAATAGGGGATATATTAAGGCAACCATAGGTGTTATAAATTCTAAGGCTCAAGAAAATATCAGGATTGCTTCCCAAAGCGAATTAACTTATTTTTCTGATAAAGAAAAGCTGTTTATGGGGAATGTGGTAGAGCAGATATATGCTACAGCCGAACAGGATTTTTCAACGGTTGACGGAAGTATGTATTTTCTTCCTGGAAGCTATGGCACCAGTTTTTATAATAATGGTGCTGTTTCAAATGATGTACTTGGAACGATTTATATTGATTTTACAGGGGGTACAGTATATGACATTAAGGGGTTCATGATTGATTTTGGAGACTGTTACCCGGTGAATTTTACCATTAAAAATGACGAGGGTGTGCATACCTATATCGGAAATAATAAGCGATACTGGACTACAGAGGATGTGTTCAACAACACATCTTTTTTGATTATAAGACCTACCAAAATGGTGAATGGTCAGGGCAGACTAAGGATTTATCAGTTTTCATGCGGAATTGTAAATACCTTTACAAACGCAGAGGTAACAGACTATTCATCAAAGGAATACGTTTCTGCAATATCAGATACATTGCCGAGTAGTGATGTTGGGTTGACAGTAATCAATTACAATCAGTATTACAATCCTGATAATCCTAACAGCGCTTTGGCATTTATGGAACTTGGTCAGGAAGTAAAGGTGTCGTTTGGATATGACGTTTTGGGTGACGGAAATATAGAATGGCTGCCGGAGAAAACAACCTATCTTCAAGCGTGGTCTGCAAATGATGCGGAGGCGACTTTTTCCTCAGTAGACCGCTTTGAATATATGAGTGGTACATATTACAGGGGATTGTACCGGGAAGAAGGAATAAGTCTGTATGATCTTGCGGTTGATGTATTGAATGATGCAGGAATAACAGATCAGAGCAAATATTATCTTGACCCGTACCTGAAAAAAGTAATGGTGTATAATCCCATTCCGCCTGTAGGGCATCCCGAGGCATTGCAGATTATTGCGAATGCCGGAAGGTGTGCGTTAAGCGAAGACAGAAAGGCAAGAATACATATCCAGTCTTCTTTTGTTCCTGATGTGGTTGTTTCGTCTGATGATCAAACGAATTACAGTAAGGTGAGAAATATAGTAGAAAGTGATGCAAATGATTTTTATGCGGTTACCAGTAATGCTTTCTCTGTTGTAGACGGAACGTTATTTTTTATGCCAAAGAATGAGGAATATCTGCATACTGGATATGTCAGTGGCAGTGTGGCTGATGAAAATGGCAATTTCCTTGTTAATCCCAAAATAATTATTGAATTGGAAGCATCATATATTCCCTATGGATTAAGCATTGAATTTCGGAACGTGGCACCGAAAGAATTTCGCATTATGACTTACAATAATGGGGAACTTGTGCAGGATATGACAGTACAAGATACGAGTATTCTTTATCAAAATACGGAGCAATTTGAATTATTTGACAAAATGGAACTTGTTTTCACAAAGGGATATCCTAATTCTCGTATTTTTGTGGATAAAGTAATCTTTGGCGATACAACGGATTATCTCATTCCGAGAAATCGTTTGACCAGTACGCCAAGCGCCACAAGACAAAGTAAGCTGCGTAGTATTGAGGTTACAAGAAATGTATATAAGAAATCCGAGGAATTAAAAGAGCTTGCTTCGGAAGAAATAGAGATTTCATATGATAACTATGAGTATACTGTTTATCTTTCAAAACCCTCATATGGTTTTAAGGCGGTAGTAGTTGATGATGATAGCATATCGGTGGAGGTTACTGAGAGCAGTAGTTACTATTTAAAATTGAAATTTGCTGGCATTACAAGTAAAAAGGCTGTGAAATATTCTGTGACTGGATATGAATTTATCGTAGATACACCGAAATATTCCGTTCAGCACAATCAGAACGGAGAGGATAAGACTTGGAACAATCCGCTTATTAGTGCGGAGGCTCATGCTGCAGATATTGAGGAATGGCTGTCTTCTTATTTTCTTGGTGATGTGGAATATGAAATATCCTGGAATGGTGATCCGAGATGTGATGCAAATGATCTGTACCACTATGAACTTAAAAGTGGAGAAATAGTAAATATAAGAGGATATGAAAACACACTGAACTTTAGCGGTGGGTGGAGTGGAACACTGAAAGCTAGAAAGGTGGTACTGTAATGTTAAAATGGCAGGAACCTAAAACCGATTGGAAGCCAACAGATAGATTCAACATTGAAGATTACAACCGAATAAAAAATAATCTCCTATATGTTCATGAGCAGGCACAGCTTATATGGGGCGAATTTGAAATCGCTGATATGGGAGAAGATATTACATCATACAGTGCCTATTGGGACGTGGATGTTTTCAATGCCTTTGAAGCCAATGTTGATACGATCAATGATCACATGCTTTCGCAGGACTACGGTATAAAGCGGACATTTTATGAGAACGGGCCGTTTATCAAATGGGACGAGCTTAATAGGATTGAAAAAGCAATTTTAAAAATGAAACAAATTTTTGATGGAAGAAAGGCAAGTCTTGAAAGATTGCCATTTAGATTTGGCGCACCTGATGGATTAAAATTGTAAAAGGAGGCATGAAATATGGCTATAGAAAAATTACCGGTTGATTATGTGCAGGACGTGATAGACACTAGCGTAACTAATAAAAGAAGATATAAGATGATCACGAATACGGACGGCACAATATCACTTGATGATGTGACCACATACGTACTAAAAGGTTCTGAATTTGGAATGGATGATGCTAACAAGACCAACGGAACAGTAAATGAGGTCATAGATGCAGTTACCGGAATGGAGAGCGGTACTATTGTTGTTGGGAAAGCTTCAAGCGCAACTAATGCTGAGAGTGCCACCAATGCAGGACATGCATTAACAGCTGATAGTGCTACCAATGCAACAAAGGCTATGAGTGCAGAAACAGCTACCAAATTGTCAACACCACGGAATATTAATGGTGTTGCTTTTGACGGAACAAAAGATATTACAATTAGTGACAGTACAAAATCACCAATTGGTCATACTCATGATGATAGGTATTATACTGAAAACGAAATAGATACTAAGTTTGATGATGTTGATGCAGCGATTGATAATAAATCACCAATTGGTCATACTCATGATGATAGGTATTATACTGAAAACGAAATAGATACTAAGTTTGATGATGTTGATGCAGCGATTGATAATAAATCACCAATCGGTCATACTCATGGGGGTATGAGTAAGATTATATATGCTACAGAAGAACCCACAAGCGTAGCAGATGGTGAGATTGTTATGGTATATGAGGAATGATTAAATATTTATTATTTAAAATTTTTGGGAGAATAAAATGCCAATTTTTGTAAATTCAAACGGGAAAAAATATATAACAGATATATTTGTTAATGTAAATGGACAGAAAAGAAGTATCGTTTCAGCCTGGGTAGATAAGAATGGAGTACCTACAAAAATATTTGGTAAAACAACTTCATTAAACATGTTTATACTATATGATTATAATGATAAAGCATGGGGATCACATGATGGAATTACATGGGTTGAAATAGTTGAATTAGGTGGAAAATTATCAGGATATTATCCTTATTACATGGCAAATATAGGAGATCGAATTATTATATTTTCACCTAATAAGAAACAAGTTTATACATATGATGGTAAACAAATGAAAGATAAAATTGTATATGGGAATATAACAGTAGAAGATATACTGAGCGTTGCATATTATGAAGGTACGATATATGCAATTGGTACTAATAGTTCAGCATCTTCTAACAATAAGGGAGATATGTGGGCATCTTTTAGTATAAAAGCAAAAGTATCAGTTTCTTCAAGTGATGGCATTACATTTTTAAATTACACATACGGAAGTAGTTACGATACTGTAAAAATAGATTTAATTACCACAAGCGATGGTGAAAGTCTTTCAATATATCCGCCAAGTACATCATCTGGTATATATAGGGCAGTTTATGGGAAGGGGAAATTAATAGTATTCGGTAATAAAAATTTGTCTCCCTATATTTGCCACTTGGCGAATTGTTATACATATAATAATTCGAGCAGGCAATGGAGTTCAACTACAATATCTAATATAAGCGGAAAAAATATTAGAATTATTGATGTAATATATGCAAAAAACAGATTTATTGCAATTGGAAGCAAATATATATCAAGTGCACTTAAGCCTGCAGTATATTATTCAGAGGATGGTATTACATGGTTAGAAGCTACACTTCCTTCTTTTTCAAGTAGCGTTACTGTGGTAAATGGTATTCTTTTCGGAAATGATAAATTTCTAATTTATGCAAATAATGTCATATGTTATTCAGAAGACGGCATAACTTGGGTAAAATCTACTTCCCCTTCATCTGGTGGAATAAAGTGTGGCATTTATTTTTAGCAAGGAAAGTTACTGTGAACAAAAAGTAAATAATTTTAGAGCCTGAGAGCCGGTAAGAGAAATCTTATCGGCTCTTATTTTATTAAAGAGAAGAGGTGAAGTAAATGGATAATGCAACCATGGCGGCGCTCATATCAGGAGGAGTAACGCTTGCAGTGTGTCTGATTAACAATTTCTTTCAACAGCGCAAGACGAGGGAAGAAAACAGTAAGACCATTGCGCTGATCGACTACAAACTGTCAGAACTTACGGACAGGGTCAACAAGCATAACAATGTGATTGAGCGCACCTATAAACTGGAAGAGTTGACAGCTCTGCAGGAAGAAAAAATCAAGGTGGCAAATCACCGGATTGATGATCTGGAGAAGGAGAATAAGTGAAAAAGATAATTTCTAAGGTAACTACGGCAGTTAAAAAGATTGGAACGCTGAATTTTATCCTGCTGATTGTCGGCGTGTTCTTTGTGTGGTTTAACTGGCAGATGCTTGAAATCTTTCGGGCATGTGGCAGCATCCCGGAAAGCTATGCCTGTGCTGTGATTGCAGCCACCGTAGGAGAATGCGGTATTTGTGGCTGGATAAGGACGACAAAGGATAAGAAGCAGAACAGGGAAAGTAATTGTGATGCAGACAATAATGTCTGCGGATAGGAGGAAAGAGTATGAAGGTAATGAATTGGATAGTTGAAAATTGGTTTTTGGTGGTTGCGCTGGCAGCGGTTTTGGGAGTGGTAGTATTTGCGGTATACAGGTTCGCAGGACTTCCCACAGAGAAACAGAGAGCTAAGGTAAAAGAGTGGCTTATTTGGGCATGCATCGAAGCTGAAAAGGCATTGCAGAGCGGTACCGGGCAGTTAAAGCTTAGGCAAGTGTACGATATGTTCTGTGCGGTACCGGCATTTACATGGGTAGCGAAGATAGTAACGTTCGAAGTATTCTCGGACTGGGTAACGGATGCCCTAAAAACAGCCAAGGAAATGCTGGTTAATAACAAAAATTTAGCTATCTATGTGTATGGGGAGAAGAATGCCGATGAAGAGGTTAAAAAGCTCAAAGAGCAGCTTGGGGAAAGCAATAGCAATTAGCGTAACAGTAGGTTTTTTATTAGCTGTTGTATTGTCGCATGTGATTTTAGCATTCTACATAGTCACGTGTCCAGATACAACAGCTGTAGAAATGTACCTGGACGAAGAACCGGAACAAAGTATAAGGAGTGGTTATTGATGGCAACACAAACACAGGTAAAGAATTTTATTAATAAGATAGCCCCGATTGCACAGGAAAAGGCCAAGGGACGGGATAAGTGGTCCCTTCCTTCTGTATGCATAGCCCAGGCATGCTGCGAAAGCGGATATGGCACAAGTCCTAAGATGATTAATGCAAATGCGGTCTTTGGCATTAAAGTAGGCAAGAGTAAAATACACTTTGGAACGGCTTGGAAGGACAAGGCATACTCTACCAAGACAAAAGAATGCTACGATGGGAAGACTTATACCCAGATTACAGATATGTTCCGGGCATATGGCAGTATCGCAGATGCGGTTGAAGACTATTATGACATGCTGGCCAGTTGCAGCCGGTACAAGGGATGTCTAAATCAGTCGGATGCAAGAGTGTGTATTACTGCTATTAAGAATGGCGGTTATTCTACTGATCCTCAATATGTAACTACTGTGATGTCAATTATTAATAAGCATAATTCGACTCAGTATGACAGCGTAGTGACAGGCAGCAAGGGTAACTATATGAGTGTAAAAACATATTCATTATGTAAAGATGGTGAGCAGAAGATCAGCAATAATTTTAAAGTAAAGGAATTTCGGTGCAAGGACGGTTCCGATACAATTCTGATTGATGCTGATTTTGTGCAGAATTATTTGCAGAAAATCCGGAATCATTTCTGTACAGCGTGTACAATCAATTCCGGGTACCGGACAGCTGCCTATAACAAAAAGGTCGGCGGCGCAACCAACAGTTACCATGTCAAGGGACAAGCTTTTGATATTGTTGTATCCGGTCATACGCCTGCAGAAGTGGCGAAGTATGCGCAGACGCTTGGTATCAAAGGAATTATTCAGTATAACAACTTTGTCCATGTGGACAGCAGGGCAACCAAGTACTGGGCGAGAAATAACAATGGAAGAGTATCAACTGTAAACAACTTTTAACTATGGCCTCGGAGTAATCCGGGGCTTTTTTATATAATAGGAAATTCCTCCTGACGGAGGAATCTTGAATTAAAATAGCCCACAAAAGGCGGGCACGCTGACAAGACGAATGCTTTTAGAAGATATAAAAACCTTCTTCAAATTCGTCACCATCAAGGTCATCATCCTCAGTGAGGAAGTAATGCATATCGAGCAGGTCAGAGTC